TGGATTAGTAGCATTATAAGGTGTAAATCCTAAGGCACTAACAACCGTTTTAGGCTTCCATAAACTTGTTGAACTTTCAAAAGTTAAAATTTCATTATTGTTTGGTAAATTAGTTTTTAAATCGACATCATGAATTTCATTTAACTCAAACCCGTTTTGTACCTTAACAAATATTTCGCCAACCGTTGAACTTACTCTTGTTACAATACCAATAAATACTAAATGTGCTGGTGCATAAGGTTTACTTGCTAAGCCGTAAATTAAAGCACCATCAACTCCTAACCAAACGGGGTCGCCAATGGTTGCCGTTGAAGTATTTAAGTTATCTAATAAACCCTCTGTTATTACAAACCCATTATTATTAGTTGATAAATTTTGAGCTATTAAACCCATTGTTTTTGAGCTTGTAGCTTCGGTTGTATTCGATGCCTTTGATACAATTATATTAGTTCCATTTGCACCACTTACATAAACCGCCTGTCCTTTAACAAGTGTTTCGCCAGCTCTTACCGTATGCTTTAATACGCTTGTATAGTTAGCGTAATTTTCAATCCATTCTAAGTTATAATCAGTATCATCTACCTTAGCTAATATTTGACCAGTTGTTCCACCAACGGGAACTACCTGAGTTGACAAATAAGTAGTTGAATCAACACTTCCATTTGCTTTTAAAAATTGTGATGCCGTCCCGCCTGTTTTTACAAATCCATTTGCCGTTATTGAATTAGTAGTTGTACTACCTAAGTCGGTTACATTTTGTAACGTTTGTGTCTCTGAACTAACACCTAAAAAAGATAAAGCACTTAATGTAGAAACACCGTTACCTATTTTATAAGTCCCCGTTTGTTCTAAGTAAACAATTTGCCCTTCCTTTAATACCAATGTAGGATTAGCAGTGAACCACGCCGTATTCTTATATCCTAACTCTAAACTACCATTAACTATTGCCATCTTATATTATATCGTCTGTTATTGTTGTTACGTTGCTTGTTATTGTATCTTTTATTCCTGATAATACGGTTACCACATACTCACCACTTGTGTTAAATGTTTGTATTACATTACCGTCCTGGTCTTTAATTTCAACTACAAATGAACCGCATGAAGTTGTTGAGCCACCGATATAAATATAATTATCATCAAAAATATTACCGTTATTAATTGGTAAATTACATGAGTAGTTACCAATATGAGACTTAATAGATAATTCAAAAAACCATCCCGTAACCATATCATCCCTATCTTCTGTATAATCAGTCAACGTTGAATCTTTTGTTATTCGAAAGTTTGGCACTTCGCCTAAGTCTTCAATCTGTTCTAAGTAATTAAGTAAATCAAATGCTATCAATTCACAATCCGATAAAACGTGTGTTTCATTGCTCTCATCTAAATTAACTTTGTCTGAAATATCAATCACAAATTTACGCTCAATAACACCGTTAGTGTTAATTGTATTTGTTAGAGAACACCATAAGAGTGGGTATTGAATATCATTAGATGCACCAACTTCCCACTTATCACCAAAATAGAAACTATTTAGGCTTTTGTGTTTCAAAGAAAAGTTTTTTAAAATCTCTATCGTTTGGTTTAATGTTAGCATATTCTTTTTTAATTTCTTTTAACTTTTCAATTATTTTATTCTCGTTTTTCTTACTCATAGTTATAAATATCCAAAGTCTATTAATTGATCATTGTCGCTAATTTGCGATTTGCGAATCACGAAGTCATCATTTAAAAATATTCCTGTACTTAAATTAGTTCTACTTCTATACATGCCCTCTGAATTATAAGTATTGTATAAAGGAAATAAACCAGCATTTTTAACTAAGTATTTAGTTAGTAATTCTGCATACTCTTCAGCAATTGCACGCCAGTCATCCTTAACTGTTTTCATTTCACTTTCTGAAATTGGTTGTGAGTTTTCGCTACTCTTAACAACCACTCCTTTATTCGTGTAACGATACTTTAAAATAGTAGTAGCTTCCATTAGCACGTACCAATGTAGCATCTTTTGAATGTATTTAATAATCAAATTAGTTTCATTACTATTTAAAGTGCCAGCATTTATTTTACTTTGCAAGTCATCAAATAATGGCGTCCCTAAAACTTGTTGAAGTTTCAAATCTTGTATCATGATAATTGACGGTTGCAAAAGCTCCCAATCTGTATTATCATTAATTAATGATTTGTCTTTAAGGTATTGTTGTGATATAAATAAAGCGTCCATTATTTTTTAGTTTTTACTTTGATTGTTTGTGCTTTCCAAATGTGTCGACACCATGGAGTTGTTTCTTTTGTTTCATAATTAGTCCAATATCCACCTCTAAAATCCCACGCATTCATTCCAAACTCATTACTCATATTATCTATGTCTTCAAACTCCCAATGGTTATCCTTACTTTCAGCTAATAAATCTAAACAGTATTCTCTTGACTTACCTTTTAATGGAGCGTCTAACTTTGTTTTGTATTTATAAATCGTTTTAATTTCAGTTACATACTCATCAATTGGATTAGTTACCTTTTCAATTCCCTTAGTAGTTGCTTCGTAACCTTTTGCGTTTGTTTCAATTAATCCCTTTTCATTTAACCTTGCTAAACTTTCAGTTACATCCACTTTTAATAAAGCGTTTAGTTGCTCAACTGTTAGCGTTGGATTGCCTTGTATTGCATTTAAAACGGCATCGTCTAATTCCGTTATACTAATAGTCAAAGCATCGGCAAAATACATTTTGTGAGCTTTTAACTCTAATTTCAAAGCATCCTGAGAATTATGAATGTGAGCATCATGTTCAAACAATAACTCAAACTCTTGGTAGTCTGCTTTTGCTAAACTTTTAAACTTTGCTAAAATAGTATTTGTTTGCTCTGCCATTTTAACTTGACTTTCAACAACCGCATCATTCTCATTTAAGAATGTTAAGGCGTCTGCTTCTGTTAAACCAAAAGCACTTACCATTAAAGCTAAGGCACTTTCTTTACTTATTTTACCAGCATCAAATTTAGATACTATTCGCATTAAACCTTGAAACTGTCTGCCTGTTAAATTAGTTAAAGTTGAATTAACCGCACCCTCTTTTATTTCAATTCCGTTAGCAACTAATTTAGTAGCTACTAATGGCTCATATCCTTTTAACTTTCTGCGTTCGTCTTGAGTTAAGTCAGCATCATTAGTTAGATCGTAACCGATTGCATCTAATTGTTCAATTTCAAAATCAATCCATGTATTAGTAACTGAATAACAAATGTTTTCAATAAATGTAACAAATGTTTCTTGACGGGGCTTTGTGTAGGTATTTAAAAATAATTCGTGTGATTCCTTAATTGAAACACGATTACCTAAGGCACTACCCTCTTGTTTAATACCAAACAATTCGGGATTAGTTATATTGTGTCCCGTTACTATTTTTTGTTGGTAACGCTTAGATATAAATTCAAATTTCTTATCTAAGTCATCTACATTTAACGCTTGTATTTGTGCAGCTTGCCCGCCTTTATCCGCAAAGTTAATTACTACTTCGCCAGCATTGTCAGGTGAACATAAACCCTGTTCAAACCTATCTTTGATTTGTCTTTTAACTTCTGGTGATTGTTCGCCATTGAAAAAGGTAACCATCGTTCCCGCTGAGAATCCTTTTTTAACATAGCTATCATTAAAGGTAGTTATATCAATATCTGATTTAATTTCAGATAAACAACCGTTGTAAGGTACTTTTGCATAAATAGAATCCCACTTACTTTTAGATGGTTGGTAATATTTAAACGTTGTAAAGAATGTTCCAACCTCACCCTTATTATATAAATCAAATACTTTAAAATCGGATGGTTTTTTAATCCAGTCTTCATTAAAATATAATTTAGTTTTACATTCTGATAATCGACACTTAGCATATTGTAATTGAAAAAACTCTTTTGGATTGCCACTCATATCAGTTATGATTTGCAAGTAAAAGCTATTAAATAACTCACAATCTAATGCTAACTTTTTACCTAAGTCATTCCACGTTTCATAACGATTAGCAGAATCTAAAAATTGATTTGCTACTAACTCCTGTTCAGGATTAACCGCCTTTAAACCTTTGCCGAATAAGTAACGTGCCTTTGCGTTTACAATTGCACCATGTTCAGCATGCTCTTCAAAGTAACGAATTAACTCATTCGGGAAATCATTTTTTTTACCGTACTTAATATAATCATAAGACCAATCCTTTTTAATTTCGGGACGTTTCTCTTCAGCAAATGTTACAAATGCCAAATTGTTACTAACTACTTCTATACTATTCTTAGCCATTAAATTCTTTATATGTTGTTTGTTCGCCTGTAAATTCATTTAAATCTGTTTCAATACCCTTAACCTCAACACGTCCATTTTCAACTAATCCACTTGCATTTGCTACAACTAAGTTAGTAGTGCTTGCTTGTTGGTAAATGTTATATTTCCAATCCCCAACTGTTAAGCTCACACGCCCTGTTAATGGCACTTCAGTTGAGGTTTCAATTATATTAAAT